GCTGTCTTGCTGTCTTATTTTATTTAAGTATAGAATTACACAAATTATTTAAATTGTATATTTAATTAAAACTACTTAAAAAAAAAATATGTTATAGAATTATACAAAAAAATAAAAATGTCTATTCAATCAACTAACTTTATTCAACTTATTCAATCTTTCAAATATGAAATTTTTGATTATAACTATGTTTTACTTGAAGATATTCGAGAAATTCTAATTAACCATTTTAAAGGAATGGTTAAAGAAGGTCTTTTTTTCGATGAATATCAATTTTTAGATAATGAAAAAAACAATTTTAAAGAATTTATTTTTTACGATATTAAAGAACTTATCCCAGATTTATTAAACGGACACTATGAAAGATTACAAGAAAAATTAACTGACAGCCACTCTAACTTATTTAATTATGTAAATGACTTAAATATGATTTCAAAAACAGACGCTTATAATGAATTTGAGGGAAATCCATTTCAATTATATTGTCAGTGTGTAGCAGATTTTATAATGATAGAATTAGAAGGAACTCAAGACTGCTTTATACAAGAACAAAAATTAAAAGCAGTTCAAAAAATAGAAACAGAATTTTTAAACGCTTACTATTCACCAAGAACGGAAATCGGAATAAGAAGATTTAATAAAGAAAGAGAAGAATTATTTAGTTAAAATATAAATCAGAATATTTTTTTTTACACCATTCCTGAAATTTTGATATTTTCATTTCGAAATAATCTTCTCCTTTTTCTTTAAAACCCATATTTTTATACATCTCTTTCAATTTTTTCATATTGTGCGGAAATTCATTATTAGATATATCACCCGCCACCAAACCTATTTTATTACTTTTTTTAGTCATTTTTTCTTTTATCATAAAATCTACTATCTGACAAACTAAACTTCGAGTCCATCCTTTCGGCGCTCTTGGTTTATCAGGATTAAATTGGCTGTTTTGGAACTCTAAAAATATATCATTTGTTTTCTTATCAATCATAAATTCTATATATATATTTGCTTCTTCGTAATCGTAAAATAACTCAATTCTATTTTTTAAGTTTTCCATATTAAGCCATCTAGTATCGAACTTAGTAAAATTCTTCCTTTTTTTTTCTTCTTTTGGTTTAGTTGGTTTATTTGGTAATTTTATAATTCCGTCTTTATCGCCAATTCCATAATATTTATTTATAAATCTGTTTGGATTGTCTCCGATGTCTGTTATAGTTCCTCTGTAAGCGGCCGGGTTAGGATCTAACCCCTCTAAATATATAAAACTCTCTTTAAATAAATCCTCCCATGATTTATCATTATTTATATATGTTTTTTTACTTGAATTAGATTTTAATTTAGACCAGAACTTATTTAAAAATTTAAAAACTTTTTTTAATCCAAATTTATCTGCTAATTCTTTATATTCCTGTGGCTGTAGCATTCTTATTATTTTTTTTTTATCTAAACTCATTCCGCCGTATAAATCCTTATAATATTCAAATAAATTAAAATCATTTGTTTTTCTTAATTCGTTAATAGGTTTTTTCCCGTTCATAATATCAGAAATTATTTCATCATCAGATTTCTCTTTCTCTTTTTCTTTTGGTAATCTTATTTTTATATTAGTTTTTGGAATTGGTGGAAGTTTTGATTTTGGTTCTTTTGGTTTGAAAAATCTCCCTCCCCTCTGAAATACTTTTCTTTTTTCTGGTTCGGGTTCTGTTATTGTTATTTCCGGGATTTCTATTTTTGGTTTTTTCTTTTGTTTCTCTTTTGGTTTTTGCTCTCTTTTTTTAATATGACTAAATCGGGATTTATATTTTAACATTAACTCTATTATTTCATCTTTCTTCATTTTTGAATATCCTTTTATATTGGTTTTTGAAACTTCACTTTTTAAAGTTTTTACTGGATGAGATAATAATATTTCCTTAGTAACCATTTTATTATTCAATAATATTTTATTTACGATTTTTAACTTTAATTATTATATCTGTATATTCTAAATATGGACGCCATGAATTCAGTAATAGGATATATGAAACATAAAAACGCCGAGAATAGAGGATTTCTAAAATATGGATATTTTAAAAGGTTAATATGTTATATATTAGATTTTCATAAAGATTATTATATAAGAAAAATCTTTTTAAAAATGGTTAAAAAAGGATATTTTGAAAAACACTCAACAGAACAAAAAACTTTTAAATATCGTTTTAATCCTACGCCAGAAATGGAAATAGAAAAAGAAGAAAATAATAAAAGAGAACCAGTGACCGTCACTTTTGATTAATTCTCAGTCTTTTTTTTTATTACTTCGATAAATACAGTATTTTTATCTTGAAGAATATGAGGATCTACCGTTGACCTATCAGGATTAAGAACTCGTACCTGGAACTCTGAAAGCATTTCTGGTGCTCCAGTATGTATATAATTAATACTTCCCGCTCCTTGGTCTGATGTAAAAGAATTTTGGGTATAATATCTATTAACGATAGACTGAGTAGATTTTGAATTTTGTCCAGTTCCCGCCCCGCCAACTAAATTCTGGTTAAAATTTGGACTTACATCAACTAAGAAATAACCCTCGGCAGCTATATCATTATTATAAGTCTTTGTAGAATTAATACTCCAAATAGCAGGATTACTAATATCTATACTTCCACTTGTTAAATTTGAAAACGGAGGGGTAGAATATCTACTTTCACTTTTTACGACTCCAACATCTAAAGAAGGAAACGCCCCCGTAATATTTACGCCATCTTGAGGAGTAATAGTAAAAGAATTATTAGCATAACTGAAATCGTTGGCCGTTGGATATGTAAGATTTACGTCGTGGATTTCAGTCACAACAGGATTATTAAATCCTAATGTATTCGTCCAAAAATCAAGGGGCTCTAATTTTGTAAATGCTACTCCACTATATCTTAAAGGCATACCAGTTGGAATACAGAATACATCTGGAATAGTATTTAATATAGCGTTATATCTTACGCCCGGCTGAGCGTCGTTACTTTGTTTATCTGGTTCACTTTCATTTACATAAAGAGGAAAATGGAGATTAAATTCTAATTTATTCGTGCTTTCATTAAATATTAATCCAACCTGATTAGCCCCTACGTATTTATCTAGTGGAGGGTTAAAATTTGTAGGGTCAGGATCTCCTAAATCAAATTCCGCTCTCATACCTGCTAAATTATAAGTCATATAATATATTCCTGAATTATTAAGACCGTTCGGGGTAATATAACCTCCTTGATTTACAAAAGATTGGCCGATTGTTACCCCTTCGGCGGCTGCTAAATCTTGTAAGTATTTATCATTTTTTAAAATTGTTGTTAAAAATGGACTCATAGCGGGCCACTGAGTTTTAGTTGCTGGATTTGTGGCCGCCGTAACTGTATAAACATCTGAAACCTTTCCAGTAGTTTCTAAATTAGTCATATTCTCTGTTACAATACTCGCAATCTCTCCCGGAGTATAATCTCCCGCCGGAATAGTAAATTTAAGAGGAAATCTTTGAAGATTAAAGACAACTCGGCCCGGTTCGACTGGTTCTTGAAATTCATCAAAGGTGACATTTCCTAAACCTGCGGCCTTTAATTGTTCTTGAGAAGTATATAAGGAAAAAAATCCGCCGTCTCCGTCTCCCTTACCTAATACTTTAACAGCATATTCAAATCTTGCGGGAGCGTCTGAGATTTTAACTTTTTTTTTAAAACTTAATATAGTTGTTTGAGTTTGAGTGGCTCCAGAAGCTAGAGGGGTATAATTCATTTGTATATCAATTGGCCCGTATTCAGTAGCACCGGGAAGAGGAACAAGTTTAACAAAGTTCAGTTGCCAGTTTTGGTTTCCTATTGTTTGTTGATGTGAGGACAGCCACCAAATCGCATTATCTCCTTTTTCTTGTATTGTTCTACTATCTAAAACTGGAATATTAGGATAAAATCTTAAACTAGTTGGAGTATTGCTGACGTTAGTCACGTATTGTTGATCTTGATTATAATTTTGTAAATACATACACATTTCCATATCAATATTTACCGGGTCTTCTAAATGAATTAATCCCGCCGAACTTTCCGATGTATCGAGATAAATCGCTTTTACGTTTACCTGGTCTCCTTCCTCAATTTGGACAGCCGAAGAAAGAGTAGTTTTATAAATTCCATTTCTTTCAACATCGGAAGAGTCCTTTTGTCGCAATTCTAAAATAGTAGTTTCTGACATTATTATATATATCAAATATATTATTTTTTAAGTTTTTAATTATATTCGCCACAACAAGGACAATTTAATTTTTTTTTTATATTACAAGATTTACAAAGTATACCTTTAGGAATAAGACAAACTGGACAATGATCTAATGCTCTTGAATTAAAAGTTTTTTGTCGGTTATATATTGGATTTAAATGACATTGACAAACATCACACTTTTCCGTTGTTTCCCATATTTCATAAAATAGATTTAAATCACCTGTAATTTTAAAGTTATGTTTCCAATTTGAAATCCTATGTGATTTATATCCCTTCGGACTGTGTCTATACATCCTATTTTTTAAAGAAGATTTATAAATTTTAGTTTCCATATAATTTATAAACATAAATAAAAATTGTATAAAAAACTTATTAATTTAATCCTAATTGAGATGAATAAGAGCTTTGGTTTATTGGTGTTGTCATTTCGTGAGGCGGTTTTTTTCCAAATCCGGCGGCTAATCCTCCTATACCAAGTGCTAAACCTAAAACATCTAAACCCGGGATGGCGTCAAGAACAGAGGCGGCCGCTTCTGTACCTGTAATTTCTGCTCCTTCTTCGGCGGCCCCTTCTCCGGCTGCGTCTGCGTCTGCGTCTTCTTCGTCTCCGTCTCCCTTTCCTTTTCCTTTTGCTTGTTGGTCTTTATCAACTGCGGCCGCCTTTAAATTCGCCCTTGCTTCCGTAGCCGCATTAAATTCAGATACGGCGTTTTCATTTGCTTCATTAGCAGATTTTTCAAGAGAATTATTTAATCTATCTTTACTCATTATTTGATCTACTCTACCCTGTATATAAACGTTTTGGTCTGCTTCTGCGTCTTCCTCGCTCATTCCCTTGTCGATTTTTCTTTGTTTTCTAACTTTTGCTATTCTTCCTATCCTGGCTAATCTTTCATCTGAAATATCATTTGTAACCTTTGATACTTCTTTTAATTCTGGTTTAATTAATTCGTCTTCTGGTTCAGGAACTTTATTTTCGGGGGCCGGTGGTTTACGTCCTGAATTTTTCGCCTTTCCTAATGCTTTATTAAATTGTTGTTTGAGATATGGTTTTAATTTACTATCTTTTAAAAGTTTTGCTCCTAATTCTCTTCCACTTGTAAATAATTTAATGCCTCCTAAACTCTCTTCAGTTTGACTAATCATCTCTTTTTTAGTTAGTTCTTGATTATATTTATTTCTTTCGACTGTGGCTCTTTCAACGGCCGCAGAACCTAAATTAGATATATTCTCGTTAAATACATTTGACATTTTATAATTTATGAAAATAAAATATATTTAATAGTTAAAGAAAATATGCCTAAAATTTTAAGAGTTAAAGACAGTTCAGATAAATTTTTAAAAAAACATTTTCTATTTGATATTCCTTTTAGAATTCTTATAAATGGTAAATCACAACTATCAGGAAAAACAACAATTATTTTAGGATTATTATTAGATCCAAATTTTAAATATCACGATAAATTCGAGGGTGAAAATATTTATATTGTTTCAGATAATAAATTAGATCAAAAATTAAAATTATTAATGGAGTATAAAGAAATTCCAAAATCAAATTATATGAAATATGACGAAGAAAGATTAACTGCTTTATATGATGAATTAGAAGATGAATTTTTATTAGAACAAGCAGAAGGAAAAATATCCAATAAATTAATTGTTTTTGATGATTGTGGATATTCAGGAAATCTTAGAAACAAATCAGCGGGTATAGTTTCTAAATTAATTTCAAATGGAAGACATTTAAATTTATCTCAGATATATTCAAGTCAGCGTTTCTCTATGTGTTCAACAACTTTAAGAAGTAATCTCACGGGAGCAATATTATTTAACACTTCTATGAAAGAGTTAGAAATGATTGCCGAAGATTTCAATTATTTATCAAGTAGAAAGCAGTTTATAAAAATGTTTCGTGACTATACAAAAGAACCAAGAAGTTTTTTAGTTGTTAATTTTACTAATGATGGTGGAATATATATGGACAAAGAATTTAAAACTATTGATACTACTGAATATGAATAAATAATTCTTCAATTAATTTTTTAGGTATTTTATATCTTTCGTTTCTTGGTATCCCTTGTGTGCCAGTTCTGCTTCCTCTTGGTGCTTTTATATGAGAGCAATTATCTTTTTTTTTACATTTTTTAGGTATAAATCCTTCCACATTTGACCATATAGTAGTAGGTTTCATTCTGTCGCAGCCATATTTACAATAAGAAACATCAAAACGGGGATAATTACTCATGAACCAAATCATTCGTGCTGTTGGATTTTCTACATAATATATTAAATTAGGATTTTCAGATAAATAATAATTTATAACTATTTTCAATTTATCTAATATTTTTAAATGTAATTTTGCCTTATCCGAAACTGGTTCTCTTTCTTTATTAAAACTTTTAGATCCTGACGCCATACTATAAACAGAACAATCAGGAGAAGCCCATAATATATCAGGAGCAATAAAACTTTTATAATCCCAATCTAAAAAATCTATACATATTTCGGGATTAAATTTTTCTTCAATATCTAAACCCGAATATTCCCATCCTTTACTAATAACAATAGGTTTTAAAGATTTAGTCCCACAGAATAAATCTAAAACTCTCATATATATAATATATACATAATTTATAATATGCCGTACCGAATAGACAA